GGCTACAAACGGAGTTGCCTACAAACTTACCACACTATCTTCTACTTCTACAGCTAGATATTACGTGGGGGTTTATGTTCTTAAAGAAGACAGCCTTATCGCAAGCTTGGTGTGGCAGTCTACAGAGCAAGATGGTTCTGCCGCCAGCGGGTCAACAGGTAACAAAGTATTGACGGGCATCTCAGCCACTATTAAGTACTCAGATATATACGGAGTTGCTTTCTTCTCTAACGACTCTGATATTATAGTAGCGGGAGTTACGAATAAAGCCGCAATGAGGCGGTTCGGGACTACACAGGCATATAACCACGGTCATTATGCAACAGCAAGCGATTTCACAACAACATACGCAACAACAATGCCTTCGACAGTCGACCCAGCAGCAGCGAGTAGTGGAGACTACAGAGCGCCCACAGCAATGTTGAGGAAAACGTAATGATTACCTATACAGAAAAAGGATACGGCTTACACTCAACGATTGGGAAAGCTGGTTACACCCTCAGTAATATTGATGGTGTTTGGCAGTCTAGTGACGATGATGCAGTTCAGTTAATTATCGACGCTTATAACCCATTGCTTTCTCAAAAGGCAGCCACATCTGCTTTAGTTAATAAGGCAGCAGGAAAGGCAAGGGTTAAGTACACTACAGACGTTCCTTACCAATCTGATTCATACCGGGCTAAATTAGCCGATTGTGTAAAGTTTAAAGCTGACGGCTACCCACAAAACAACATCACTCAGTACCCTTATGTCAATGCTAGGTCTGTGCGTCACGGTGTTAGCGGTAAAGTCTCAGCAGACGAAATCATTGCTATTTCTGACCAGTGGAACTTACTGATGTTTAATATTGAGAACTTACGTGATACAGCAAACGAAGCTATTGACGCTTTAACAGATTGGACAAAGTGCCAAAGCATAGCTGATAAGTATGTTGCAATCATAGAAGGTATTTAACATGTTATTAGGCTCTAACTCACTAGGCTCCTTGCCACTAGGTGCTAAAAAAGGTGTCATAGCTGGAATAACTGGAACAGGGGCTGTAGCTGAGTTAGCAGGACTAGCTTCAGGCATTTCTGAGAGACAAATAACAGGAACCTCTATATTAGTGGAGGTTGTTGGCTCTATACAGAGTACCGCATCCAGAGAGATTACTTCAACAGGTAGTCTGGATGAGTTAATAGGGGCGGTATCAGGAAGTAGTAATAGGAATGTTTCTGGGACTGGTTATATAATAGGATTAGTAGGTTCTGTTGAAGCTTCTGGAGTTAGAGGAAGTGTAGCGACAGGAGCTATAATTGAAACAGTAGCCTCAGTTTCAGGGGTTGCAAAAAGAGAATTAACAGGCTCCGGAGCTGTAGTAGCTCCAATAGGGCGGGTTACTGGTTCTACCGTAGCTGTGCTATCAACCTCAGTAAAAGGAAGAGGCATGTTAAAAAATACAGGAAGGGGAATGGGTTAAATGGCGGATAATATTATAGTAAACAATGACAACTTTGAAGAACCTGCTAACTCAAACTCTGAGATTGTTTCTTGGGTTATGGAGCATGTAGAGGAATGGGAAGAGTACAGAGACTCCAACTTCAAAGAAGACTGGGATGAATACTACCGTTTATGGCGTGGTATTTGGTCTAGCCAAGATAAGAGTAGGGATTCTGAACGTTCTAAGCTAATATCACCTAACTTACAACAAGCAGTTGAAATGTCTGTTGCAGAGCTTGAAGAAGCAACCTTTGGTAAAGGTAAGTGGTATGATGTAGCTGATGATGTACAAGACGAGCAGAAAGAGGACATGGTTTTATTCAGAAAGCTTCTTGATGAAGATATGAATGAGGATGGCGTTCCCTCTGCTATGTCTGAAATCTTTCTTAACTCTTCTTTATACGGTACTGGTATCGGTAAAGTTGTAGTTGAAGAGTTAGAGGATTATGTGCTAGGTGCGCAGAACGTTTCACCAGACTCTCCCGTACTTGAGGGTGTTGGTGTCAAGAAGACTAGAATCTCTGTACCACTCATCTCAGTTTCTCCTGAAGAGTTTGTAATCGACACAGCAGCTACTAATATTAAAGAAGCTCTTGGTATGGCTCAGATTATGGATGTCCCAAGACACACAATTGAAGATAAGCAGGAAGCAGGTATATACAACGAAGGTGAGCTAGGTAGTTACCCTGACGACCTAGACCTTTCTGCTAAAGGTGAAGTTAAGCCTAAGAGTATAGAGGGTAAGGTACGTGTTGTTGAGTATCATGGTTTAGTCCCACGTAATATGTTGGACTTAGAGTTAAAAGATGATGAAGAACTAGTTGATTTGGGTATTGACCCGATTGATGAAGAGTTTGAAGATACAGAGTTAGTAGAAGCTATTGTTACTATCGCTAATGACGGTATCTTGTTAAGGGCTATTGAAAACCCTAACATGATGAAAGACCGTTGCTTTGTTGCTTTCCAATATGACACTATCCCTAATAGATTCTGGGGTCGTGGAGTAGCTGAAAAAGGCTATAACATGCAGAAGGCCATTGACGCTGAGTTACGGGCAAGAACAGATGCTATGGCACTAACTGTACATCCTATGATGGCTGTGGACGCTACGCGGCTTCCTAGGGGCGCTGACATGAGTGTAAGGCCGGGTCGTACCCTTCTTACTCAAGGCGACCCAAGACAGATTCTTATGCCCTTTAAGTTTGGGCAAACAGACTCCTCTACCTTCTCTCAATCAGGGGACTTAGAGCGCCAGTTGCAAAATGCTACTGGTGTTATGGATGCAGCTACTCCCACTGGTATGAACGCTCGTAACAGCACTTCATCTGGTATGTCTATGATGATGGGTGGAGCTATTAAGCGTAGTAAGCGTACTATGGCTAACATTGAAAGGTTTTTTACTAAACCTCTTGTTCATAAGATGGCTTGGCGTAGGGTTCAGTTTGATAGTGATAGGTATCCAGTAATGGATGTTAAGTTTACTGTTTATGGTACGTTGGGTATTATGGCTAGGGAAGTAGAGCAACAACAGTTGTCTCAATTACTTAGTACTGTACCTCCTGATTCACCAGCTTACTGGATGCTTATTCGCTCTATCTATGAGAACGGTACTATCTCTAATAAAGATGATATGCTTGGTCTAGTTGACCAGCTATTGCAGAAAACTCTACAACCACCTGAGCCAGACCCTATGATTGCTATCAAGCAACAAGAGTTACAAATGACTCAACAAGAGAAGATGTTATCCTTACAGATTGAGTTAATGAGAGCTAGGACTGAACAAGCTAGGGTACAAGTAGAAGCTAGTCAAGCTCCTTCTAAGGTTGCTAAAGATAATGCTAATGCAATACTTGCTATTGCCAAAGCAGAGGCAGCAGAGGTAGGCACACAGATGGACACGTACAAAGTATTGGTTGAGGGTATGGTAGATAACGCACCTCTCCCTGCACAGCAAACGCAACCTGAAGTAGAGAGCCTTCCACAGCAAGGACAACAACCTAATGGACTCTGAGACTTTAAAGGAGTACGAAGATTTACTAGAGATGTTTAATACGCCCGGTTGGGCTTTATACAGTAAGGAGTTAAGAGATTTACATAAAGATTTAAAAGATACCGCCCATACCCAATGCGTCACCAACGATGAGTGGCAATTTAGGCGGGGGCAGTTAGCTACTCTGGATAGGCTTATTACCTATGAAGAGTTCCAGAAAGCTGGGTTTGAGCAGAATGGTGCTATAATCCAGTAACATACCGATAAGATAAGAACATTTGTTCCCTTGTCATTTTTAATAACATCCTAAAAACCTTTCATAAGGCGGGAGAAAAATACAATGAGTATAGTAGATATGCAGGAAGAAGCAGAAGAAGAGTTTGCTTCCTTAGACGAATTGGGTACTGAGGTGTCGGAACCAGACGTACATGAAGAAGAGTTTGCAGCCCCCGAAGCTGAAGACCCTGACCTTCCAAATAAATTTAAGGGTAAAAGCATTGAGGAGATTACCAAAAGTTACACCAGCTTAGAAAGTGAGTTTGGTCGTAAGAATAATGAGATTGGTGAGCTTCGCAAATTAACTGATGAGCTTCTAAGCCTACAACTATCTGAAAAGAAAGAGAAGGACGAGCCGGACTACGAAGTAAATGTAGACAACCTTCTCGATAACCCACAAGAGGCTATTTCCAAAGCTGTCGAGAACCATCCAAAGTTCAAGCAGTTTGAAGAGGCTCAACGTAAGGATTCCCAAAGTAAGGCTAAAGCATCTTTCACAGAGAAGCACCCGGACTTTGCAGATATTGCAGCAACAAGTGATTTTCAGAGTTGGATTCAGGAAAGTACAATCAGGACTAACATGTACACTGTAGCCAATGCTAATTATGACTTTGAAGTTGGTGATGAATTATTTACAACATATAAGGCTATTAGAGGGGCGGCTATTAACGCTGATACCGAGCAGAGGGGTAGTAACTCTAGGCAAGCACTTAAAAAGGCTAGTGTAGAAAGAGGTTCTTCACAAGGTACAACAAAAAAAGTCTACCGTCGAGCAGACCTTATTAATTTGAAACTCTCCGACCCTGCTAAGTACGCAGCTATGGAGCCTGAAATTATGAAAGCGTATACCGAAAAACGGGTACGATAACTTTAACTTACAATAGGAAATATTAAAAATGGCATTAGGCACAGGTCACAAGACCGGTACAACTCAAGCAGTCTTCACACCAGAAATTTGGTCAGACGACGTTATTGCAGCTTACAAGAAAAATCTTGTATTATCCAACTTAGTAACTAAACTAAGCCACGTTGGTAAGAAAGGTGATACAATTCACATTCCTGCCCCTACTCGTGGTTCTGCATCTGCTAAAGCTGCTTCTACCCAAGTAACTTTGATTGCTAACACAGAAGCAGAGATTGCTTTAAACATTAACAAGCATTATGAATACAGTTATATCATTGAAGATATTGTTGAGAAACAAGGTTTGTCTTCTATGCGCGCCTTCTACACAGATGATGCTGGTAACGCACTAGCAGAGCAAGTAGACCAAGACCTTCACCTTTTAGGTGCTGGCTTAGGTGGTTCTGATAAGTACGATGCTGCACCTATCGGTGGTGATGGTTCAACAGTATTTGATGCAACTGCTTCTACTAACACTGGTAATGGTTCTACTATTACAGATGCTGGTCTTCGTAAAATGATTCAAACACTTGATGATGAGAATGTTCCTCAGAGTGAACGTGTTTTGGTTATCCCACCTGTAGAACGTAATACAATGATGGGTATCGCTCGTTTTACTGAGCAAGCATTTACTGGTGAAGCTGGTGGTAGTAATACAATCCGCAACGGTCAAATCGGTGAAGTATATGGAGTTCCTGTATACGTTTCAACTCATTGCCCGTTCATCCATGTAAACAGCGTTACAGGTACTTTCTCTGTAACTGGTAGCTCTGCTGCTCCTACAGGCGCTGCTTATGTTGATTTACTAGGTGTTAATATCAACTGGGATGGTTCTAGTCCTTCTGATACAGTATTCCGTGCTGCTATGATGTTCCATAAGTCTGCGGTAGTTCATATTGAACAAATGGGCGTTCGCTCACAAGCTCAATACAAGCAAGAGTGGTTGGGTGACTTGTTCACTGCTGATACCATTTATGGTGTTGGTGAGCTACGTAACAATGCTGGTGTTGCTTTCATCGTACCTGCATAGTAGTTGTTAAATAGGATTGGGGGGCTAACGCTCCCCTTTCTCTTATTCTTATTAATATTTCTTTAAAGGTAACATAACTTGACATACTTACAATTAATCAATAAAGTATTAATAAGACTACGAGAAGATCAGGTTGAAAACTTGAACGAACCGTACTCTTTACTTATTGGAGAGTACATTAATGAAAGCAAGCGGGAAGTAGAAGATGCTTGGCCTTGGGTTCAATTACGGAATACTATTCAATTATCTACAGTCTCAGGAACTTCAAGGTATACCCTTACTAGTTCAGGAGACAGGTCTAAAATTCTATACGTTATTAATGATACTAGTGACTCTGAAATGCGGATAGCTAACAGCAAGTGGATGAGCAAACAGTTTACTGCGGTTACAACACAGAAGTCATCCCCTATTTACTATGATATTAATGGACAAACAGGTGGAGACTCTAATGTAGATGTATTTCCAGTCCCTGATGCTAACTACTTACTTAACTTTAATATGGTTATCCCTCAAGGCGAGCTGGTGTCCATATCAGAGGAGTTGACAGTGCCAGACTACCCAGTACTGCTTGGAGCCTATGCAAAGGCCATAGCGGAGCGTGGAGAGGACTCAGGGCTTAGTTATAGAGATGCTGTAGTTAATGCAGAGAAAGCTTTATCAGATGCAATTACTATTGACTCTATTAATGTCCCTAGCGAGTTAGTTTGGGAGGTAGTGTAATATCCCTAAGAATCTAGTTCACTTCGGGTTTAACTACCCCGGCTTCTTTGGTCTTAACACCCAACAAGAAGACGAAGCTCTTGACCCAAGGTGGGCTACTACAGGTACCAACATGGCTTTTCCTCCC